GGGATACACCGCCTGAAGCCTGTTGACTGTTAGCAATCAAAGCAGCCATCAATGGTGTGCTGTTGTAAATCTGTACGACCAGCTTGGGGATAAATGCTCTACGAGTTACATAAGTAAGCTCGTTATATTGCGATGAACCCGTTGCTGGAACTATTCCGCCACCTATTGGCATAATAATTCTCCATTAAAAGTAAATATCCCCATTTACTGCTGTTTAAATACCGATAGGTCTGCTATTTTTACGCAGATCCATCAGAGCTTGTGCTGCTTCATTCCTTGCACCTTGAGTTGGGTTTTTCCAGTATTTTGATAGGTCAAACTTGCTCATAGCACTTGGGTTGTATCCCATGCTGTTATTGCCTGCGGGGGTTGCTGCTTGTTTCATCCAATCCCAATACTGTGCTGCTGTTTCGTGATTGGTCATACCCTGCTCCAACATGAGTTTTTCAATTTCTGCAATGTCCTCGTCAGTTTGAGCTAAACCTTTAGACTTCAGTTTTGCTCTACGCTTTTCAAGTTCATCTACAGCATCTTTTTCACGCAGTTTAGCTTCTAATTGCATAACTCGTTCCTCGGCAGCGTTCACCTTTCTTTCGGTGTAGTCCTCGATCTCAAGTTCTGGAATTGGAAGATTCGGTCTGACCTTTTTGGTCAAACGCAATGCTTCTTTGCGAGTAGCGGGATTCTCAGCTAACTCTTTCATCAAGAGAGCCAATTCATCCCGTTGTTCTAAACTAATATCTTCTAAGCTCATATCTATCCCCTTTTCTTAGTTAGATAACTTTTTTAGTATCGCCAGGCTGTGACATAGACATCATGTTCTTGTAGCCAGCTTTACCAGCAGAAGTCAAACCACCAAACTCGGAGTAACGAGGAGTGTTGATAACTTGACCATTCTTTTGATTGTTGTCTGTAGGTCTGCGAGGACTTGCAGCACCACGAGGTTTAAATAATTCCATGATGATTCCTTACATTTGTGGAGTTGGAGAAGGCATCCCACCAGGCATACCACCACCCATTGGAGGAGGAGGCATACTACCAGGTGACATACCAGGGATTGCTGGTGCTTGTGCCATTGCTTTACCTTCAGGCGTAGCACCACCAGCTTGAGGTAATGTTTGTAACATTTGCATAATTTCAGCAGGCTGCAATTCATTTGTCTTGGCTTTCTTAGGACCAATTACAGAGGTCATGCCACGAATTGCTGCTAAGACTTTTTGCCCTTCAACGCTTTCGCTACCGAGGGCTGGCAAAGATTGTTCTAACAAATCCATTGCCATTGAAATATTGATCATCGCTGCTTCACGATTACCCATCTTAGGTTCAGGGGTACTCATTGGTGAACTCATAGGAGGAGCAGAAGCATCGGACATCGTTGCTCCGCCTTCAGCAGGAGGAGGCAAACCGCCAGGAGTGGCTGAATCCTTCTGGCTTTGAATCATTTTCATCAGTTGATCTGAGGGTACGCCCATAATCTTTCCTATTCAATTACCGCTAATCGTAATCTTAATACAACAGTTGTCAAGTGGGGAGGTTTATTTAGTTTCCTCCTCCCCGTAGGACTTGTTTGGTCACCCAAAGCAATCCTTACGGATTACTTACGAGCTTTACGACCTTTACGCTTTGTACGCATGGTGATTTCTCCAATAAGCGTTACCCTACTCATTTTTTAGGGAGAGCAGGACACCCCTTTTCTCTTTCGTGTGAAGGAGTGAGAAACTTATCTGCGGGATTTACGACCACGCTTGGCTTTTTTACCGTACATATCAATCTCCAGTTAGCTATCCCCTACTGAATTTATTTGCAGCTTTTACGACCTTTGCGAGTTTTGCGAACCATGTTCATCTCCAAATTAAGCTATCCCCTGACTGTGCGACCATAAGTCCGAGTTTTCGGACCACGATTAAAACTTTGTACTCCTGAAATACGATACTCTAAATTCGGTGATCTCTCACCACTTTTTAAAGTTTGTGTAGTAACTCTTGGTTGATCTGCTTTAGGTTGTACATTTTGTGCCATTAGCCTACCTCTGGTTCTTTCTTGCCTTTAGGAGCAGGAGGTGGAGGAGCTGGTTGATTAGCTTGTTCCTTTTCCCGCTTCTTCAGTTTATCTTTAATTAACTGCTTCATTGGTGGTTCAACTAAATCTAACAAAGATTCTTTGTCAATAGCTTGCGCTTTAAACAGATTAAATGCAAGAGAGCGTAAATCCTCTTGGAAAATAGGGCTGTTAGAGTGAGCATCTACTTTAACTACGAAATCTTTAGTAAATTGCTCGGCAATGAACGGCACATTGTCAACATCTTTAAAGTGGGTGTCACCATAGGCTTGCATGAGCTTGAGATACAAAGTTGCTACCTTTTCTAAGCTATCCTCGACAATCAACGCCCTTTTTTTCGCCCTTGACGATCCGAGCCTTGCGAGTTGGGAGGCATGACCTTGGCTTCTAACACCTGATTCACCTCGACCACTAAGCACATTGCTAATACCAGATACTTCGGCAAACATCGCATCAATTTCATGTAAAACCTCAAACAAATCAGGTGGCATATTGGGTGCTAGGCGTTCTACCTTAGCATTAGGCATATCAGAAGCTAATAAACCACCTGGTCTATTTAATGCAAAGTTCTTTTCATCCAAAATGCCTGTAAAACCAACTAAGCTGGTAGGTGGTGATACTTGCTTGGATAATAGATCGAGAATCTCGGTCATACGCTGATTGCGTAACTGTTGCAACAACATGAGCTTTTGACATTCGGATGCTCCCCAATAGTAATCGTACTGTGGGTTAGGACAAATCTGAATAAAAGGACATTCACCTTTTAAAAATAGGCTTGCACCAGGTCTGTCATAAATAATCACATCTGGCACAGCCATTGTGACCACTTGATAATCTGCGGTATCGTCATTCCATACCCACAGCTCTTTCATTTCAATCGTTTCCTCAGCAACCTTGGCTTTGTAACGGTTCATACCGTACAACTCCATATTGATGTTGCCGTAAATGTTCGGGCTGCTTTGGCTCATCACAATACGGTTAACTGCTTCTGGAATATCGGATTCTTGTTCACGATAGCCAGCCGTTACTCTTGAAACAATATCTTCCCGCTTAGGATGGCTATACAGACGGGCATATAGTTCACTCTTTGTGATGTAGTAGGTTTGAACAATCGCTTCTTGCCTGTCTGTATAAGGGGTATCCTCCCGCAACACGCCCATTGCAGAAGGCTCAATCATGTAAGGGTAAATACCGTTGTTATATACGAGCTTGACAAAAGTGCTGTTGTACACCAGCGACCAGGTTAGTGCGCTTGAAAATACTTGGTCTGCATTGGAATTGAGCCACTCATCATTCAGAGCTTGTGTTAGAACTGGGGCTTTTTTATGCTCCATCTCAGGCACAGAAGCACCAATGTTAATGGAGAATCGGGTGGTTTCAGCAGAATATAAAAAACTGGTGAGCTGATCTAAGTGCGGATTGATTTTGTTAAAGTACGCTGGAGGTTCTTCAGGTCCAGCGCCAAATAAGAAGTATGCCCGTTGGGTAGTGTAGTCACCACGCCTTTCTTCTTTTGATACCAAACACTTTTGGATCAGGTCTAAGTAAAAATATTCTCGCTCAGTATTATTTGACGGGATTTTCATTTTTTGATCTGCAAGTTATCGGGATCTCTCATTGTACCGCCAGGAAGTGTTGTAGGTCCTGTTTTAATACCAGCTTGTCCTGGTGTCAAGCCCACTTGTTCATCTCTGACTGGTTTGATCATTCCACCTAGTAAAGATTGCATATTCATCCCTTGGAATCCACCGCCCCATATCGCCCCATCTCCTGGTCGAGCCTCTTGTTGGACTTGCGGGACTGCGGGCTTGAGTTTGTCTTTGTTGACACCTTTTTTACGGGTGGCGTACTTTTCGGCTTGTTCGTACTCTTTTTCGGAGAACTTGTTTTTGCGTTTGAGGTAGCCCGCTTGGTTTTCGCCTTCCCTTGTGGACTTGATGTCCGACATATCAAACTCGATGGCAAGCTGCTTGAGCTGCTTGTCGGCTGCTTTGGTGCGATCCCCAACCAGGTTAGGAGCTTGGAGAAAAACGAGCATAACTTCTTCATGACAATCCTTCATTGGACATTGGGCTTTTCTCGCTTCAAAATACCCATGTTTTGGACACTTGTAATCATTTAATACCGCCATTTCTATCCCCTTTCAAGCTGTTCGTCAAGTGTTTGCGTTAAATAATCATATTTAGGCGCAATCCCGATTTTCAATCCTATTTTTCCGTCAACCATTTGCAAAGTAGTTTTTTTTTGCATGATTGGCTTAGATTCCTTACGGTATTGCACAAATCTGGTGTTATCTCGGTTTTGCATGATCGCTACCTCCCCGCTAGTCCATTCGTTATAGGCTTTGGACACTCTGCGCTGGACATATTCGGTTAATGGCTCAGTTTCATAAACAAATACATCTTTGATGTGGCTTTTAGACAAACCCGCAAGCTGAGCAAAGAGTTCAACCGATATGCCACGATCTTTGTCTTGTAAAAAGCGCTTCATTGCTTTACGCAGCAAGGCTTTAGGCAAAGTAGGCATCATTGACCGTACACTCCAATGCGTTTTAAGTAATCGCTCACATTACGACCAACGGTTAATTGCTCTGGGGTAAATTCATCTTGGGTGCGAGATACATTCTTAGTAATCTTTTGGGCTATAAGCCTTGGCTGGACTTGCTCGGCAAAGGCAGCGCAAGCTAGAGCAGCAGCAATTACCCGATCATCCTTATTGCGCCCTGAAGCCTCGATTGAGCCACCATCACGAATAATGGTTTTCATTTCTTCAATGGTGTCCATATCGTAGATGTCCATCATGCCACGCTCAAAAAAGTCTTTCATGTAGGTGAGCATCCTCTCCTTAGTAGCGCTTGTGGTGAGCCAGCCAATGGAGTTAGACATACCGCCAAGGGTGTCGTTCCTGCGCCAAATATAGTTTTGCATATTGGCGTACACATCCATCAGGTCTTTGCCTAATGCGCTACCCATTGCAGCAGCCTGGCGCTTGAGGTTTTTTAGCTCATTGATAACTGCTTGCCCTGGACCGTTGATTTCCAAGTTCAATGTGGAGTTTTTGTAAGCGCCAGCGAGGTGGGCAATGATCCAAGCAAACTGATAGGTATTCAGTTCTGAGGTAGCAAAGCAAGCGACTTGCTCTAAACCATCGGCATATACACGAAAGACCTGAATACAAAATCTATCAGCCCAGTCAGAGCTACCGTAAGCTGGGTCAGCACCAATAACATAATAAGCAGTATCAACAGGTTCTTCCCATACTTTGAGAGTAGCCAGTCGTTCTGTGGACTTAATAACTTCCGTATCCTGGAAGTTAACTCCGAAGCTATAGCGGTAGTAATCGCAATGAATCTTTTTAAGTAATTTGACGGCATCTGTACACCTCGCATTAGAAAAGAACGAAGTTCCCGTCATCACAAAAGCATAGTCCTCGGTAGGCGGAAACTCCTGATACATCAGACTTTCATCCTTTATACCCTCACTCATCTTCCAGCGCCACCAGGCTAATTGACGGCTATTGATTTCAAAGCCATAGAGCTTTTTAATATCACGCACCCATTCTTTTTCCTCGCCTGTCATCCTGCCATCCCAGTACACCTTGTAGATCTGGGAATCAGGATCAGCCATGTATAGCTCATTGCGCCACCAGCCACAAAAGATGGCTCTCTGAGTTCTAGCCCGCTTAGCGGTCACATACATATCGTGAAACATATTAAAGCCACGAGCTGTAGATTCAAAGATGTACATCCGATCTGGATTGGTTTCCGCCAAAGAAGCTAGTAGGGAAGCTAGTCCTTCTTCATCTCCCCAGCTACTAGTTTCCGTTCCATGTAGGTATGTAATAGCCTTGCCACGACCCAGACTTCCTTTAGCTCTAAGCCCAGCGACTTGATAAAATAAACGGCTGCGGTTTTTGAGGGAAAGCTGATTTCGGTTGTGAGCAATAAGCGGGATGCGGTACTCCTTGGGCAAACCATCCATATACATGGCAAGGGTTGATCGGAACATATCCCGATTTTCTTCCGTATCAGTTGTGAGTGTGCCTTGAAGCCCTGGATGGGTGAAGTGCCAGTAGAGATCAAGTGCGAGTGATATTGTAGTGATTCCAAGTTGTCTGCCTTTCAAAATAACAAAGAAGTGAACATCCTCCTCCAAGCCTTTGGCAAACTCCTCCATCACATAGGTTTGCGTACCCAGAAGGTGATCCATCTTGCGTAAGCCTTGCTCTTTGGTTTCAATCTTGAGCTGCCTACAAAAGTGGTAAAACTGGTTTAGATTAAATTTACTCATTGATTACCCAAGGTAATACTCCGTTGTGGCGCTGCAACATCTCTGCGTTGCCAGCCTCAAAGAACTCTTTTTGCACTCCACAAGATCCACCAAGCCTAAAATTAAAGGTATGACGGTTTGTGCCTGTAAAGTTAGCAAATAATTGTTTTGCTGTTGCGTAGAACATACGATCTACTTGAGGGCTAGGATTGTTTAGCACAATGGCGATTTGTTTTAAAAGGTCTGTTTTCATACCCCACATACACCAATCCACAAAGCGGTGACCTGGGATATTCCAAGTATCACTCAATTCGCCTAATGCTTCGCAATTATCTTTAATAAAAGATTTGCCATCTTCATCCCAAACTTTACGCAAAGAGTAAGCCCAATCGCATCCTTGATCAATCTTGTCCATGATTGATTTCACATGGTCAGAATCAAACCAGTCATCATCGTTACAAAAAAAGGTGACATCCTCAGTAATCAGGTGAGGGGCTGCCGATAGCCAGCGTTGCCCAGCCCAGCCATCGCCACCAATCTTTCCACTCCAATAGCACAGCAATACTTCAGGATATAAGCGCTTTAGCTCAGCAAACATATTAAAGTCGTGGTCACACAAAACATAGTGCTGGCAAGGATAGGTTTGTGACCGAATACTGGCTATGCAGTTTGATAGCTGCCAAGGGCGCTTGCCATTAGTCACCGTCACTACGGCTGCGGTTCTCAATTATGTTTCTCCAGGCGCTTACTCTCAAAATCTGGCAGATCCCAATAAGCCACCTTTAAACGGGCTGTATGGTTCTTAGCCAAACTAATAAGACCGTCATAAGTCATCGGGCTGTACTTTTCCCGCCACTCTTTAGCAAGAGCAATCTTTTGCTTCTTGGTTCGGCAAGATAGCGCCTTCATCATTTCAGTCTTATATAAGAGCCGTTCTAGTTGCAAGCGCTCAATGTCTTGCATCCCCATCCTCTGGACCATCAAGCAAAGATTTGAGGTACTTGATCTCTGCTTCTGCTCTTAGCAAGAGCTTGGAAGATTCGCCATGTACTCGCATAAGTTCATGAAAGATTGCATCCTTTTCCATATTCCAGATTCTTTGCATATACATCTTCTTAGCCTCATCGTTGGCTTTTTCAATGTATTGCTCAACCGTTGTAGTTCCGTTCATTCCGTTCTCCATACTCGTACACCACTCCCTTCTCTGCGGGCAATAAACTTCATCCCTGTTAATTTGCTGACACGATAGTTGTTATTACAGACAATCTGAATCCGAGTTTCTGGCACAAGAAAGCTCTCTCCCACATCCATCTGCTTGTAGGGGTAGATATTTCTTTTTCTCTCAGGAGGGATTGGAATATTCTTTTCTATTGCTATACTCATCTCTACTACTCCTTTCATTAACCTACATCATACACTAACATGATACACACATACAACGAATATCACTTAGGCGATCAACTCATTCATCTTCAATATTTGAGAAGGGTTTGTCAGGAAAACCCCCACCTAGAGTTCACGCATCATTGCAATGAGCAATACCACGCCCAGCTAACCCCGCTCTTGGAGGATATGCCTATTAGCTTGCAGGGGCTAATTATCCCGTCACTTGCCGTTAACTCCTGGATCGGCTATGCCAACTTCTTTTACAACCATCAAAAGCGTAGGGATTGGGTGGCTTTCCACTTAGACTGGTTCGCCTACCTCTCAGATCGCCTGGAGGTTAGCAATCCCATAGCTGAAGCTGACGATCTATTGTTCGATTACCCTGATTTGAACGCACCCACCAGGTATGAGTTTGACTACCTACTGATCAATTCTCCCCCAGCATCTAACC